TGGCAAACGTAGCAAATAAAGGAACTTTCGCAACATATTCAGGGGCGAACCTTAATGAAATTTTTTATGAGCCAGTATTTAGAAGTGATGATATTATGCGTAACTACAGAGTTTTACCTAATGTAAAGCATAAAATGAACGTATTTACTTCTGCTGCTCTAACAAAAATTGTACAAAAATACACAGCGTGTTCAGCATCTAGTGGTTCAACTCAATTTAATATTGATGAAAAAACAATAACTGCTGGTAGAATGAGAGTTGCTCTTGAGCAATGTACTGATGAGTTTTTTGGAACTTACATTGAAGAAATGTACAGAAATGGTGCTGATGTAATGAATATTGAAGGCACTCAATTAGCAGATGCGATTGTAGATCGTGCTGTAAAAGGTATTGCACAAGATGTAGTAAGATTAGCATGGGGTGGTGATGACTCTACTGCAAATTATCAAGGTGTAACTGGATGGATTAAATTAATGGGTGATGATACGACTGTAGAGGGAGCAAAAAGAGCAGTAACTTGTGCTGACTCAACTGCACCGACAGCAGCAGAGGCTTTAAGTATAATTAGACGTGCTTATGACGAAGCACCTGCAGCATTACAACAAGTTCCAGCATCTGATAAGAAAATGTATGTTTCTCCAGCAATTTACAATGCGTACTTACAAAACTTAGAAGGAACTTCTGCAGATTTAGCAATAACTAATACGCAAGATGGTTTATTAATTGTTAAGTTTAGAGGTGTTGAATTAGTGGCTATGTATGAGTGGGATACTATTTTAGCAGACTTAAATCCAACAATGTTTGATATTTCAGGTACTGATTACACAAATGGTCTTTGTTACTGTGCAGTTGATAACTTAATTATTGGTTCTGATGTAACAGACCCAGAAGGTTCTTTTAAAGTCTTTTATGATGATTTAGAAGAAAAAATGTTCTTTAGAGGTTATTTCAAGTTAGGAGTACAATTCTTGTACCCTTCACTTGTTCAATGGGTAATAGCGAAGGCTTAATAATAATGTAATTAAAGAGGGAAGGTGTTAAAGCCTTCTCTCTTATTTACTTCTTTAATAACTAAAAAATAATAATGACATGGCAATAGATAAAGGAATCGCTATATTAAGTACCGATTTACAGCAGGTAGGAGGTATAAAACATATATTGTTAAGAAGTTGGGCGGCAGATGATACTATTTCTTATGATAGTACAGACAATCATCTTATAACAAGTATTGTAGATACTGGTGGCTCAACTGCTGATTGGTATTTATATGAGTTCAAAGCACAAGAGGCTAACATGACTATTAATGCTACAAAAGAAAATGGTTCTACTGCATTTGAGTGTGGGTTATCTTTTATGCTTCCAAAAATGGGTGATGCAAAGTTTACAGAAGTTCAAAATATGTTAACTGATTGTATGATGGGTATAGCAGTTGATAATAATGGAACTGCTTTTGTATTAGGTGTTTCTGAAAAATATCAAAACACAAAAGTAGTAGAAAGAAGTCAGACTTTTTTAAGTGTTGCTTCTATAGAAGGGGGTACAGGTAGTGCTTATACTGACCAAAATGGTATAACAGTTAATTTAACTTGTAAACAATTTGAGTTACCAAGAGAGTATTCTGGTACTATAAATTATTATACTGATGCAACGCCTTCTGCTTCATATAAAGCAACAACATCTTAATAACTAAAAAATAATAAAAAATGGCAATAGCAAGTGGATTAACAACAACGTGTACTAATTTACAATCAAGTGGTGGTATTCAAACTGTATTTATAAGAGAGTGGAACTCTACAGGCTCTCCAGACCAAATTGCAACTTTAGGAACTGGTACTATAACTTCTATAGCAGATAGTGGTGGTACTAATTCTACTTGGGGTGTTTTTGAAACTAAACTAGAAACTCCTGTTTTAGCAATATCTGGAACTTCTGAAATGAATGTAAATACTTATGAGTGTAGTTTAACTTTTATGCTACCACAAATGGATTTAGCAAGAAGAAACAGTATTACTGATTTTCAAGGAAAATGTTTACAGGTGATGATGTTAGATACTAATGGTACTTATTTTGTTATGGGTATTAGTGGTACTTTGACAGGAGGAGATGGTGGTTTAGACATTCCTGCATCAGCACATATTGGAACTAGACCTCAGACGTTTGCAAGATTAGCGAGTGTAGAGGGTGGTACTGGAGCAGCGTTTTCTGACGAAAATGGATTAACAGTTACTTTGTCTTGTACTCAGTATGAGTTACCAAGAACTTATGTAGCAGCAGGTGCTGCAGTTTCAATTAGTGCTTCAGGCTTAGTAGCAACTGTATCTTAATAATTAAAGGTATAATAATAGGTTGACTTTGTTCGTAAAAAGTTTTATAACATTATCCTATTAATATCTTTTATTAAATTATGTGTGGATGTTCAGAAAAAGAGATAAATTTAGATACTATTAAAATATATACATTTATGGGTACTTATAAAGCAAAATATAATTCAGGAGTTTCAGTAAAAAATGACGTTATTATTGAATGGGCAGTTGCTACTCAAGAAACTTTAGCATACGCTTATGAAGAGTTAGGAATGACTGATGTAATAGAAAAATTATCAACTACAAAAACAAAAAATGAGCCAAAGAAAGCAGCCAAAAAGAAAAAGTCAGGTAAAGAATCTTCAGACTCAAAAGAGTAATACTTTTGAATTTGGAGTTTTTAATTTAGCAATACCTGAGCATGTTGAAGAACCTCAAGACTTATCAAAAGTAAGGACTAAGTTTATTCCTTTTGGTACTAACAACTTATTTCCTCAATATTTAGCAGAATTAAAAAGAAAGTCTAGTACACACAGAAGTGTGTTAGCACAAAAAGCAGTTTTTACAAGTGGAGCAAAATTTGTAACTAACAATGAAACTGTCAAAGAATTCATCAAAGATGTAAATGCTGATGGAGAGACATTAAGAGATATATTTAAAAAACTTGCTGATGACTATTACACTTTTGGTAATGCTTATTTAGAAGGAGTTTTATATGATGGCGGTGTTAATCTATACCATATAGATGCAACTACTGTTAGAATGTCTAAAAACAAAAAAGAGGTGTATGTACATCCAGACTGGGCTAAGTACAACACTATGAAAGATAAACTTTCTATTATTCCTATTTACCCGCAAGTTAAAGGTAGCAGGTTTGTAGTTCAATTTAAAGACTATGAGCCTACCTTTCAATTCTATGGATTACCAGACTACATTGCTGCTTTAGAGCATATTGCAGTAGATTATGAAATAGGAAAATGGAATCACACAAAATTTAAAAATGGCTTTCAACCATCTGCTATTATTGAGATTAATGGCGATATGGGAGAAGAAGAGGCTAAGAAGTTAGTAAGAGAAGCACAAAAGAAATTTGTTGGAGATGGTAATAATGGTAAGATTATGTTTATCGTTAAAAATGGAGATGCTTCACAGGCTAATGTTCAGATAATAAAAGACGACCAAGAAGGTAGTTGGATAGACTTACAACGTATAACTGACCAAAATATTGTAACTGCACATAGATGGCAGCCATCATTAAGTGGTTTAGTTAGTTCTGGTAAAATGAATAACACAGGTAGTGAGATTAGAATTGCTTATGATTTAGCAATGACTACAGTAATCAAAGACACTTCTGATTTACTGTTAAATGGTTTAAGAACTATTTTATTTAAAGAGATGGGATTCTTACCAGAAGAACTTTTGATACATTATGAGCCACCTATTAGTTTTGCTACTCAGATTGATCCTAAAGAAATTTTAACTATTAATGAGCAAAGAAAAATGTTAGATGAGGATTTACCAATGTTAGAAGATGGTAATATGTTTATAAAAGATAGAGAGCAAATTACTGTAACAAGAGAAGATGAGACACAAATAACTGAAACAAAAGAATAAATATGGCAAACGTAAATCAATA